TTTAAAAGAACCGGTGGATGAGTGGGAAAAAATTAAAGATGAAAATGGTACTACTATTCTAGAGAAATTTTATGGGGACCAAGATAAATATTCATTTTCATTTCAAATGATGGCATACGTTTCTAGAATAAAGGTTTTACGTGATGCTTTAAAAGATATCAACTTTGAAAAAAATAGACCAATTGTCATTATTACTGAACGTAGCTTATATACAGATAAAATGGTGTTTGCTAAGATGTTATATGATAGCAAAAAAATAGAGCTAATTAATTACCAGATATATTTAAACTGGTTTGATACATTTTCAGAAGAATTTCCGGTGAATAAAGTTGTATACGTAAAAACAGCACCAGAAATATGTCATTCAAGAATTGTAAAGCGTTCAAGAGAAGGAGAAAACAATATACCTATTGAATATTTACAAAATTGTAATAATTATCATAATAATATGTTGGATATAAATTTAGATGATTGTGTTTGTGGTGACCAATTAATATTAGATGGAAATATTGATATTTATCAAAACAAAACACAAATTGATAAATGGATTAATGATATTGAATCTTTCATCCAGAAATAAAATTTAAAATTTAAAATAAAATAATAAATAATACATTTTTTATTTTATTTATTTACGCATCAGTTCTACATAATCAAATCCACTATCACTGGATAATGGTCAGAATCATATTTCCCACAATATTCATCGTATCCATGGTATATAAAAACATTCTCTACATTTTTTCTGATGGCATCCGTAACTAAAACGTGGTCTATCATTGAATAATCATTTTTTGAAGCTGTATTACAATTGTTATCAGAATCCCACCAATCACTATATCTCTCATTTTGAGGTATTTGCTCCGCAATATTATGTAGCTCATAGTTTCCAGCTAGGTCTCCTTTAAGCCCTTTTAAAATATCTAAAACAATAGAAGTAGGCTTATCGCTATTAACATCTAATATTTCAGCATCATAATCATTAAAATCTCCTAACACAATGACTTCATAATTCTTAACAATATAATCAGAAATAACAGTTTGTAAAACAGATGCTTGTGCTTCTCTCTGTGCGCATCTTGCCGGATCAGTTGGAATAGCTATAAAATGTGCTGAAATGAATGCTACATCCATCTCATTAAACTTAAACTCTGTAATATAATGTTTGCTTACACCTGAAGAACTTTGTGACCCTGTATAACCGCAATTAGAGCCGGTCAACGGATAGTTATGCTTTAATTCTGTTCTGTATAAATTTATAAGTGGGTCCACACGTGTCAGCATGCCAACATTTTGGCCCGTTCCTGTATCAGTACCTTTTTTTAAGTATGCTGTATAGCTAGTGTCTAATTTATCTTTTAACATATTTAATTCATCACAACCTTCTACTTCGCAAAAATTAATTATATCTGGGTCAACGTCTTTAATAACTTTTACAACATAATCCATATGTGTTTGGGCTTCTGTTATGTTTTTCCAAGTGCATCCATTTCCTGGGCAATCCATATTCATATAATAATCAATAAATAACCATTCAACATTATATTGAACTAATCTTAATTTATTTGTATCTTTACGTCTATCACCACCAAAAGATACATAAGGACATTCTGTATCAGCAAAGATATTTTTTACAAATAGAGAGAAAAATAAAATCCAATGGATCATTCTTTATATTAGTTAAATAAATTATATTTAATATATTTAAAATATAATTTATTATTATTAAAACAAACTTTTTTTATTTTATACTTCTATAAGTTTATGCAGATTTTTTCCATACTTCAAAAAAATTACTGAAGCAAGGACCCCACCCGCCAGCTTCTGAATGATCAGTATAAAAATTATTTTGTTTCAATATTTCATCAATATAGTTCTTTTTAGATATATCCCAATAATCATTTTCCATAATTATTAAATTAATGTTATCTAATATTTCAGGCATATCCATTAAAATATAGTAAAAAGCACCTTCACAATCCAATACTAATGTGTCAAATACAATATTATATTTATTTTTTAAATTATCTAATGTAATTGTATTCACCCATTGATAACCGGGTAGTAAAGTATCACTTGGAATAGTCTCCCATCCTTTTTGAATTAGTTTTCTATTTGACAACCCAGAACTTTCTATGTAAAAAGTAAATTTATTTAAATCACGGTTTTCTCTTAATTGATTTGCTATATTTTTATCACATTCTAATGTTACAAAATTATTATTATTACCTAAAATAGAAGCAATAATTAACGAATTTCTTCCGATATTTCCACCAATTTCTAAAACCTTTTCATTTCCTGTTAAATATTGAACTGCCATTTTTTGCTCTGGCAATTCATCATTTAAACTACCATATTTAATATTTAGTTTTGAATGTAGATTATTTATTTTATCATTAATATCATCATTAGATATAGTAGTGACATTATTAGTCAATGTATTTATTATTATTTTCCTATATTCATCATATACTGTTATAGTATTATTATTTTCAATAATAATGTATTTGTGAATTCCTAATAAAGGATCTGTAAAAAACCGCGATCTATTGCCATCTCCGGCAGGTATTGTAATAATATTGCTGTTTTTTAATCTTTCTACGCAAATTTGTGTAACATCAATTGATTTATTTACAAGTCCGTAAAAAATTTTCATGTATATTATATTTAATATGTAGTATATTATTTTTTAATTTAAACGTTTTACATTTATTATTACATTTATTATTACATTTATTATTACATTTATTATTACATTTAATAAAAAATTGAAAAAATTTATATATACAAATATGAGTCAAAAATGAGACAAACAAGAAATTTAAAAATTATAAATATTATACAAAAAATACAAATGTTTCCGCAAATTAAAGTAAACAATAAAACTACTATAAAAATAAATCAGGTCTTTCATTTTAAAATGAACTTTGACGGTTGTAGTAAAGGAAACCCAGGGTTATCCGGCGCGGGAGCTGTTATATATTCAGATGATGATGAAATATGGAATGGACAAATATTTGTTGGAGAGAAATTTACGAATAATCATGCTGAATATGCTGGACTTATTCTAGGGCTTCAAGAAGCTACAAAATTAAATATTAAAAATATTTTGGTTGAAGGAGATAGTTTACTTGTTATTAATCAAATGAAAGGTATATACAATTGTAATTCACATAACTTAATTGAGCTATTTGATAAGGCAAAAAAATTAGAAACTAATTTTGAAAAAATTCATTATCAGCACATTGACCGAAAATTAAATAAACGCGCTGACCAATTGTCCAACATTGCTGTTATGGATTATATACTTTTAAATAAATAAATATTACTTTTATATATTTTATATTAAAATGGTTACAAACATTTTTTTTATATGTGTATATAGTAAATGAATATAAAATTACCGATGAGATATTTGCCAAAAAATTTAACAAAAAAAGATAAAAAAAAGCAATTTAAAATGTTAATGAAATCTAAAAATTTATATAAAAAACAGAAATATTATACGCGTAAAAATGTTTCATCTTATAAAAACCAAAAATCTAAACACATAGTAAAGGCCCGTAAAATATATAATATAGAAAATATAACACCAAATAAAGAATTGGCAATGAAAACCGGCTGTAAATTAGAAGCATTAAAACAAATTGTTAAAAAAGGAGAAGGTGCGTATTATTCATCTGGTTCAAGACCAAATCAAACTCCACAATCATGGGGATTAGCACGGTTAGCTAGTTCATTAACTTCTGGAAAATCAGCAGCAGTTGATTATGATATAATAAAAAAAGGATGTAACCATAAAAAAACAGCCTTTATTTTAGCAAATAAGTCAAAGAAAAAATATAAATATGGACATTCAAAAACTAAAAAAACTAGCATATAATATTCAATATTCAATATTCAATATTCAATATTCAAGCATTTGAATATTTAAAAACTTTGGAGGCTTAAATCTTAATATATCTAATTCTTTTTTTGTTGTAGGAAACTCAGTATTACCATATATATCTTGTAACATAAGCCACTCAAATAATCCACCTGTATATACATATAAATTATAGAACCCGAGAGAATTTAATTGATTATATTTAGAATATATTTTTTCATCATTGCAATTCCGTCCATAAATAATTATCTTTACTTGTTTATTTCCCATTTTAATAAAATTATTAATCATTTCTATTTCTTTATTTATATTTATAGTGTTTGGTATTAAACAATTTTGTTCTGATTCAACCAATGTATTTATTAAAAGATACTGTTCAGAATTTTTAATTGCGTATTGAATATCTTCATAGTTAATTTTTTGGATTGTTTGAGAATTTCCCATACATAAATAATAAAATAATTTTTAAATAAATATCTAATTATTTTATTATTTCAATAATTTTATTTCAATAATTTTATTTCAATAATTTTATTTCAATAATTTTGGGAAATCTCCATTCCAAAAATGAAAAGCAAGAAAACTAAATAATCCTATTAAAACATCTACCAATAAATATATCCAAGCATTTCTATTGCCTTTAATAGCATTATAAGCAAATAAAAAGTATAATAATGAATGTAATGGTCTTAAGTCATTCCACCATATTTTTTCACCAAAAACTTCCACACCGGTTTGTCTAGTTCCAGTTAAAAATATATACATAAAACCTATAGCTGGAATTAAAGATAAATACCCTAAATATGATAAGTATTTAATATTTATATTTTTAGCTATAAGAACAAAAATAGAACGCAATCCAATACATCCAATTAAAAATAACAAAAAACGTTTTTGAACATTGTTCATTTATTGTATATAGTATAAATATATAATTTACTTAAAATGAACAACTATTTCAACTTCTTCTTTTTTAATACTTTTTATTGCTGAGATAGATAATTCTTCACGCTTTTTTCTAGTTTTAGAATTGTCTACAATTGCCTCTTTATTTTTTGAAGTACTATTACGGTTATTCATGTCTTTTTCAATTGTTTCATAATGTTCTTCAATATATTCTATAACTTTGTTTTCAATAGCCCATTTGAAAAAATTAAGCTGTCCAATGG